TCTAGATGTGCTTAAAGCTCGTCTAGCTAGTCGTCCGGGAAAAGAAGTTCCGTGGGCAGTTGTTCAAGGAATGATTGATAACTTTGTAATGCCAACTTTAGAAGAAGGCTTTACAGAAATTTGGAGGGTATAATGAAAGATTTTTACTATGAGCAAACTAGATCATCAATCTCCGAAGATTGGGGTGACGAAGTTACTGTGTCAATGTTGGCCGACAAATTTAATGTTGATCGTGTAAGTTATAGAATTTACTATGCCAAGGATAATTTAACTCGTAGAATTTTTATCTTCCGTGGTAATTGTTCACAATTTGAAATGGAAACATTGTTAGGACTAGGCTTTGTGTTTGCCAATGACGGCGATACAACCAACATTCCTGACCAACCTGTAAAGGAAGAAGAAAATGCCTTGGATTGAAAACGTAGCCGCAAGTGATATTCCAATTGGGTTTCATCACGATGCTGGCCCTAATAGTATGCTGATCAGTATAGTCGATCCTGCCAGCTGGCGTCCCGAAGCCAAGCACCAATTCAAAGAGCGTCACAACTTTGAATTTTTGGATGTGGAAGAAAAGGATGAAGTGCTGGAAGAAGCCATGAAGTGCAGTCACGAGCAGGCCGCAGAGCTTGTACGACTGCTACAACACGCACTAGACAATCGTATGAATGTGGTTGTGCATTGTTTTGCTGGCATTTGTCGCTCGGGTGCAGTTTGTGAAGTAGGAGTCATGATGGGCTTTGACGACACAGAACGTTTCCGTAGCCCCAACTTGTTGGTCAAGCATCGCATGATGAAAGTACTAGGCTGGACATACGACCCAGATGAAAAGCCTAACATTGACGATTGGCGAACATTTAAGTCGGTTGACTGATTGCGGAATAAGTAGTATAATAATTACTTAAACAAGAAAGGTACTCAATGGCTGGCAAAGCGAAATCGGTTTATCTAACGATAACCAAAAAGGATTCAATGAAAACAGAGTTTAGCAAGATGTTTTTTGATGCTAAAGGCTATAACGATTATGTTAAGTCGGAAGAATTCAAGGCCAAATGGCCAGCCACAGAGTACAATATTATCAAAGAAGTTTATTAAAGAAAGGAGGCGAATATGCCAAGTGTATTCTTAGTAAGCGACACGCACTTTGGACACACAGGTGTATGTCGCTTCACACGTAACGATGGTGTTACAAAACTTCGTCCATGGGACTCACCTGAGGAAATGGACGAAGCAATGGTTAAGGCGTGGAACGAACGGGTAAAGCCCACTGACAAGGTCTACCATTTAGGCGATGTTGTTATCAATCGTAAAGCGTTAAGCATTATGTCGAGATTAAACGGCGACAAAGTTTTAATTCGTGGTAACCACGATATCTTTAGAGACGACGAGTATCGCTTGTACTTTAGAGAACTTAGAGCTTATCACGTTATGAACGGTATGATCCTTAGCCATATTCCGTTACATTCGGATTCAATGGGACGTTTTGGCACTAACATTCATGGACACACCCATGCAAATCGTGTTAAAAAGGCTCGTGGAGTTGATGCGAAGTCTGGGGAAGTTCTGTACAGCGAAAAGAACGATGTGCGCTACCATTGTGTATGCGTGGAACAAACTCCAGACTTTGCTCCTATACTGTTTGAAGATGTCATAAAGAACATCGAAGCAGAAGGCGGAAGCGTAGGATTTAAGTCTGGCAACGGACCTACTATGTAAAATAGGACCTTCGGGTCCTATTTTTTTGACTAGAAATTCTGCACTATAAATAAGTGCTATGTTTTCACCATACCAACTAGCACCCACAACTGCAAACAGTTTTGAAATTACCAGCAATGTAGATTTGGCCGAACGACTATCGGAATTTTTTCAAGACCCGTCTACTGAGGAAATGTGGAACTGGTATACAAAGCGACAAGAAATGGCTCCAGCTCTGCGTCATACTAAAATGATATCAGTGCGCCGGCTCGTTGAATCGAAGAGTACAACGATGGAATCTAATCAAGTATTAGAAACAACCTACGCAGAGTTTGCTACTAAGAGTCCGTTAATGCAAGAGATGATCAAATGGTTAGAAGATAGCTTGCTAGCAACTGGAGCATCTTCTGTAGAGTTTGGAAGGATATTCTTTTCCAAACATCGTGTTGGAACAGATATAGGAGTGCATGTTGATGACGGAAAATACTTTGACTACTACGATAGGTTTCACTTTGTAGTAGACAGCACTCCAGGTAATATTTTTTATATACGCAAAGAACCTGTAGAGTTGGAACTAGGCAAGCTATACTGGGTGAACAATCACGTGCCGCACTGGCTGAAAAATAACTCAAGTACCGACAGAATAAATTTAATATTTGATGCTAGATTAACATGAACATAGAAAATATACACCCGCTTTGGGCCAGTAGAGTTATTAACATGTCAACACCCCAGGAGTTCTTCAATGTATCTCCAGATGTGTGGAGGGGGCTGTTGTACGATCGTAAAATGCTAATTTTTAAAAATATGCAATTTAGCAAGGCAGAGTTTTATAAATTTTGCTGTAGTTTTGGTAAACCGTGGGACAGGTTTGATTACGGATACAGTAAAGAAAAAGTTGATAGATTCACTATTAATGGCAAGGAAGTAGCATTGACTCCTATGAGTAATTTGAATACTCCCCGTCTCGGACAGCAAATGATGCCGTGGCATGCTGACATTCCAAACAAGCGAGACACACCATTTCCACACAGGGCACTTTGGATTACAAAAAATCCAGGCCCAGACTCTGGACTAACTACGTTTTTAAATATAGAAGATGGGTTACAACGATTAACTAAAGAATTAGAATCTGCAATACCCGACATAAAGATTGTACAGCAAAGTTGGTACTACCAAAATAGAGAACTAAAGAATTTTGATTTTATCAAAAAGCATCCTATAACAGGCAAGGATTCTTTGAGATTAAACTTTTTCAATGTCCCAGAATCAAACTTACTAGATGCATGGATTAAGAAAGTAATTGTAAACGGAGTTGAAATGGATCCTAAACCTATACTAGGTCCATATCTAAAACATTTGTCATTACAAGAAGATCTAGTCTATACACACAGATGGGACACATTTGATATTATCATATACGACAATTGGCCGTTAGTACATAAACGTACAAGACTAGAATTTGATCCTTCTTTAGAACGACATTTTTACCGTGCCAACATCGATCATATAGATGGGCCTGAATGGGAAGCCCATAAGGTTGCAACTACACAGTTATAAGTTGCCGCCTGAAGTTAGTGTTCTGTATTCAGGTTTAAGATACGTACAACGCACAACTGTATCTACAGGAACAAGTACTCGATTGTATAGTATTTGCCAAGGCAGTGTATACACACATTTCTCTTTGGCCTTTACATAAAACTCGTTGAACGCCCCATAGCGTTCACTTGTTTTTTTACTAAACGCAAGACGTCTGTAGGCCTTGTCGTACTTTAATGGAAACATACTAAAAAACTTAAAGCGGTTGTTCTTTTCATTGTAATCGACAACAGCATCCAGCACTAGCTTTACTGCGGCTGGGTTAGTACTCTTAACATGAGTCCAGTACCAACTAGGATCTTCGTTTGACTCGTAAAATCCAATTACAGCAACCACGGTGTCTGTATCATCAAAAGCGGCAAACGCATGATAATTCCTTGAATCACTTAGATAAGTTTGGCAGAATATTTTATGATAAAAGTCTGAGATTTTTTCTGTGTTGTATTCTTCGCTACGTGACTCAGTTGGTACTCCCATGAACTTGGGACTATAGAACAAATGTCTAATTGAGTCTTTGTGTTCTTCAGTTAATTTTATTGTTTTCATATTGTTCCAGGATCTACTAAACCCAGTTGGTCAAAGCCCCATGTACGTTCATTACAGCCGTTACAGTGGTTGCATCTACCCAACTCTAACAGGCTACAACTGTGTGTGATATAAAACAGTGCTTCTTGATTGTAATGTTTTATCAAATCTACAATATAGCTTTTATCTAAAGTTTTTAATGGCGTTCTAAACTTTGCACTTTCCCTATAAGGTATAGGAGTCCAGTCGATCATATGCTGTGGCAATTGCTCTATCATTCCAACATACACCATTTGAAACCCTAGGTCCCACGCTTCATGCACTCCAGACTTAACTTGTTCTTCCTCGGGCAATGCATTGTCACCAACTATTAACGGGTCTGTGTATGCTATATTATAACAGCTATTCACATGTGCAATAACCAATTTGGCAAAATACTTTGAACCTTCTTTGCGTATAATTGTCAGGGGAGTTATCTCGTGTATGTTTCCTAAATTCTGATTTTCACGTAATAACAAAAAGTACAGTAGTGCGCTATCCATTCCACCGCTTATAAAGATTCCAATTTTTGCAGGAGTTGCTGGAAGACTTATTTCGATTGTACGGTGCGGTTTCCCACAAGTGATAATCATTTTTGTCCTTTCAACTGTTTGATAGCATCGCGATAGCGCACACCGTCCAAACTGGCTTCTAATCTTTTTATTTGATGGCTAGCTATGTCGTTGTATGCTTCATAGTTAAATGCTAACAAATTTTCAAACCCGTGTGTCTTTTTCTTTTCACGGATATTAGGATATAATTTTGCTAGGATAGCATTTTTACTGCTAACACTGGTAAGTTTGTAATTGTATTTTGTAGTCACCAGTTGTTTTATATCAGGGTACTCTAAATAGTACAACAACACTTCAGGAGTGTAGGCGAACCATTCATTCACTAAAGGAACATTATACTTGTTTGAAAATCTCATAGCACTAGCATCTTCGTTTTCTCTAAGAGTATAGTACCAATAGCTTTTATCAGCTTCTACTTTACGAGTAAGCAAGGTTTCGCCTCCCATAACCGCAGGCAATCCTAGATCCAAAATGCTTTTATAAACCATTAAGTATGTTACCTGTGTACACTGTATGCTTTTGCCAAACTCAGTTGCTTCTCCGGAATAGTAAAAATCTTTAACATCGAAATCTATAAATTCCAAAGGAACATCCAGCTCTGCGCACAGAGCCTGTGCTTCCATAACATCAGTGGCATTATAATCATTTTTAAAACGTATAGTAACACAACGCGGTCTGTGGCCAACAGCTAGAAAATTTCTCAAAACAATTTCACTGTCAGTGCCGCCTGACACAAACACTACTAGATCTTTACCAAA